TGGGACTCGGCTTCCTGAAGATTGGGTTTTGCCGAAATCGTGGGGTGAGTGGGCATTGACGATGCCAGGCTGGACAACTGAAGCTATTCGGCTTGAGGGTGAAATTTTCAAGGATTACTGGACTGGAGTTCCTGGCGCCAGGGGCAGAAAAATAAACTGGCTCGGGACTTGGAAGAACAGAATCCGTAGCCAGAATCCGAAGGCCAACGGTAGGCCAGTGCAAGACCTTGACGTCTTGCGAAAAGAATCTGGGCGGCAGGCCAAAGAATTGCTTTTCGGTAAAAAAAATGAGCAGGGAGTTATCGATGTTTGATACTGATTTCGATGAATTTGATTCGCTGCTGGATGAGGCTTATGCCTTCCAGCCGAAGGTGTTGGCACCAAATGCAAAGGCTCTTTTCTTCCGCATGATGGCCGAATATTCGCTTGCCGAAGTCCGGGCCGCCATTGCAGCGCATTTGCAGGACACCGATGTCGGACAGTTCGCCATGCAGCCGGCGCACGTGATTGCCCAGATCAAAAAACTTGAAAAGTGCGACGGGCGCCCATCCGTTGAGGAAGCCTGGGGCATCGCAGTTGCAGCGCGTGATGAAGCTAACACCGTCGTCTGGTTCGACGAGCTCGCCCAAGCTTTCGGCGTAGCGCGGCCATTGCTGACAGGCCGTGGCGACGAAACACCGGCTCGTATGGCGTTCAAGGAAGCCTATGATCGGATTATCGCCAAAGCTCGCAAAGAGCGGAAAGAGCTCAAGTGGTTTGCCAGCTACGGAACGGACAGCACGCAGCGCGAAGCAGCTATCGAAAAAGCAGTCATAGCAGGACTACTGCCAGCACCACAGAAAAATGTTTTTGAGGCAATTGGATTAAGCTGCAATGTGCCTGAAATGTTGGTCGCATTGAAACTGCCTTTAAAACGCACGGAAATGGCCCTAGAAGGCGAAAACATAAAAGTTGGTAGGCATGTGCCAACCACACCTAATAAATCGAATGGCGATGCCAAAGGAGGCGAAATTGAGCCATCCTGATCGAACAGCTTCCCGCCAAAACGGAAAATGTGCCGCATATGGCTGTTTTTGTGAGGGTGTGATGACAAACAGTACACAGGGCGCTGATGACTGGTATTGCTCGTTTCATTTCAACCGCGAGGCCGCCGATACCCAGGCGATCACTGTGGAGCTGAACCGCCTGAGCTGGGTAATCTGTGCGATTGAGGGCTTGAAAAAGCATGATTTCTGCGAGAAAGAGCAGGCGATTTTCAATGATCTAGCTGATGCAAGCGAATGTGTTGAGCTGAAGCAGCAACCGCGAGAAAGTGAAAATATGTGGATGCGGCGGCTTTACAAAGTCGTAGAAGAATCTATCGTGAATGTGTTGAAACCATGAGCGCATATTACAACGAATTCGACCCATTTGCGGCGGCATGGCTGCGGGAATTAATCAAAGCTGGTCATATCGCTGATGGCGAAGTAGACGAAAGGAGTATTGAAGATGTTTATCCCTCCGACCTGCGAGGATTTACCCAGTGCCATTTCTTTGCCGGAATCGGCGGCTGGTCGCTCGCCCTTAGAAGGGCCGGATGGAGTGATGACCGACCTGTTTGGACTGGTTCCTGTCCGTGCCAACCTTTCAGCGCGGCAGGCAAAGGAGCTGGGTTTTCTGATGAGCGGCACCTCTGGCCGGCTTTTGGGCACCTCATCGCAGAGCGCAAGCCTTCAATCGTCCTTGGAGAGCAAGTTGCGTCAAAGGCTGTTGAACCTTGGATCGACCTTGTACACGCTGACCTGGAAACCTTGGGTTACACCTTCGGGTGTGTCCCGTTTCCGTCTGCGAGCGTCGGTGCGCCGCACATCCGAGACCGAGCTTATTGGGTGGCCAACGACAACGCGCAGCAATGGAACGGGTGCGGGGAATTCGGGGCGCGAGGGCGGTTTGAAGATTCAAACCGCTGTTCAGATAGTGGGTTGGACTACAGCAGCAGCACGGGACTGGAAAGACACGCCTGGCATGACAGCGCAACGGGACGGCAAGGACCGGGTGGACCAATTGCCGCGCCAAGCTTATCTCGCTGGTTGGCCGACTACAACCGCCAGCAACAACGACCGGACGGGCAACCCGGACGCAGCGATGCAAATGTTTCGTGCGGACGGCAGCAAGGTGCAAGCGGGGCCGGCCCGACTAACGGTTTCTGGGCAGATGCTGACTGGCTGCACTGCCGGGATGAAAGGTGGAGGCCAGTTGAACCCGGCACATTCCCGTTGGTTATTGGGGTTCCCGCCAGAGTGGGACGACTGCGCGGCTACGGCAATGCAATCAATGTCGAACAAGCGAAAGTCTGGATTGAAACGGTAATGGAATGTTTGCCATGATCGAACTTGAACTGAAAAGCGCGCGCGGCAATCGCTGGCTGCAATGCGCAACGAAGATTGCAAAGGCGGCGGCTGAAGCTGCTGAGCAAGATTGGGATTCGGCGCATGTCCGCGTTAGCATCCCTGGCCGGAAGGCTTTCATCAAACTGCCGGGACATCTGGCGCTAAAGGAGAAATAAAATGCTTACGTACATTCTTTTGCTTTTGATTTCGGCAGACCCATATCCAACTTTCCAGATGGTAGCGGAATTCCCAGATAAGCCGGCATGCCTGAAATTCGTCTCAGAACTGGACGCAAAACCGGAAGTCAAAGAACTGCTTGTCTGCCAGGGAATGATTTCGGCCGATGTTCCCGGCGCGAAAGAGGAAAAAGAAACGCTCCCGGCAGTGCCAAAGAAAACAAGTAAGAAGAAAGAAAAATGTGTCGATTTTAACGGCATGACATGCAAGCTCACCCGCGACTTTGATGACGTGTGATATGACTGAAGATCAAGAAGATTTAATGAGCGTCGTCCTGGCCGCGATCCTTCGCAAGTATCCTGACTACCATATTTTTCTGACGCCTGATGAGTTTTAGGCGCCGGGAAAAGGTGATCAGGTCAGGGTCAAGATGGATGAAAACGGAGTACATGTGACTCTGTTTGACGCGGATTCACTGGAAGATTTCCCAAAAGGAATGATGCAATGAGTGATTCAATCACGATTGTGATACCGGTTCCTGTGAGTGCCAATGTTTATTGGCGCACGCGGGTAGCCGGGAATCGAGCAATCACTTACGTGAGCTCAGAGGCGAAAGCATTCAAGGAAGAAATCGCCATGCGCTTGCGTATTGCCGGCGTCGTAAAGCCGATTGAGGGGCGCGTTATGGTTCGGCTTGACCTGTACCCGCACCGTCCGTTAGATTGGGAAAAACGCGTCAAGAAGATGGGCGAAGGATGGGATGACACTGTACGATGCATTGATCTCGACAACGCGGTTAAGGTCACGCTTGATGCGATGAAGGGTATCGCTTTTCTGGATGACGTATGGGTTAGGCAGATCATAGCGCAGCGCATGGAACCAGACGGCAGAGCGAGGGCTGTTGTCACAATATCGCAGTGGGAGAAACCAAAATGAACGTGAAGCCGGGGCAACTAGCAATTATCATCAGGTCAGAGAATGGTAATGAAGGGAAAATCGGGTATCCGGAATAAGTGGTTGAAACGGATTGGGGAAAACATGACGCGAACTCAAATTTGGTCTTCTGGTGGCGGGATGCAATCGGCGGCGATTGCTGCTCTTATCGTGCTGGGCGAGATTCGCCCGGACCTTGCCGTAATCGTTGATACCGAACGGGAGCAGTCCACGACCTGGGAGTACATGGACGAGGTAATCACCCCTGAGTTGGCCAAGGTTGGATTCGTCCTGCACCGGGTGAAGAAAAGCGATTTCGCGACAGTTGACCTCTATGGGGGCGCTGACGGGGAAACGCTGCTCATGCCCGTATTTACCGACCAGAGCGGCGAGATTGGCAAGCTGCCTACCTACTGCTCGAACGAGTGGAAGACTCGCGTTGTGAGACGTTGGGCGACGGCTCAGGGCTGCACGGCGGCCGACATCTGGGTCGGCATCAGTTCGGACGAGAAGCATCGCATGAAGGCCAGCGGAGCCAAGTGGGGGTACAGGCACCCACTGATTGAGCGGGGTATGAACCGGGGCAACTGCCAGGCGCTGGTGAAGCGCATGGGTTGGCCTGCGCCGCCGAGAAGCTCGTGCTGGAATTGTCCGAACCATACCCAAGAAGAGTGGCGGGACATCAAGGAGAACAAGCCAGCCGACTGGTCCCAGGCCATCCGATTCGACCGCGAAATCCGGCGCCGGGACCCTCACGCATTCCTTCACCCGGACTGCATCCCCCTTGAGGATGCTGACTTGTCCGACCAAAATGGTGTTCTCTTTGGGCATTGCGATAGTGGCATGTGCTTTGTATGATGCCGCCCTATGACCGACATCTTGAGACTCCCCGGCTGGACGACGACCGACATCGATGAGACAGACGAGCGCATGGTCATCCATGCGACGTACACCAAGCAGCCGGACGTTTGCCAGGCGTGCGGCGTCGTGGATGCCCCGCTCTACAAGCATGGTCCGCGCTACATCACCATCCTCGACACGCCCATCGGCAAGCCGACCCGCATCCATGCAAAGGTTCAGCGATACCGTTGCCGGGAGTGCACTGGCCTGTTCATGCCAACCCTCGAGGGAATCGACGGCGAGCGCAGGATGACGCTGCGCTGCGTCGCATACATCGGCAAGCAGTGCCTGGTCGACACCTTCCAGCGCGTCTCTGAGCACCTTGGTTGCGACGAGAAGACCATCCGGAACGTCGCCGCGACCCATATCGAGGCCAAGGATGAAGGCTACAAGCCGTACCTGCCCGTGTGGGTTGGGCTGGACGAAACGCACCTGAACGACGACATGAGGGGCGTCATCGCCGACGTCGGCACCAGGAAGCCTGTCTACAAATATTGCAAGCAATGCACTGGCAGGAAATAATGGAAAATACAAAGAAACGTAAAGGAGCGCTTTACAATTCACGGGTAGTAAATAATGGAAAATGATTTAATTGCATTATGCAAATACGGCAAGCCGCGCATAGCCAAGATGCCTGATGGCTGGATGTGCTCTGTCGATATGCATGTGGCCGCCAAAGGAACTTCATTTGAGGTTAAATCCGATTTTAATTGCATAACCCCTAGCGCTGCTGTTGAGCAAGTAATGCAGAGAATCGAAGACACATTGAAAATGTACGGCGTTTGTGACCTTAAAGCCTTGACATAACAAGAATCATGTACTAGCATTCTGCAAATGTTAAATATTTGCATGAAAGCATCATGGCTATTTCACAGAAGCAACTCGATGACATTATTGAACTGATTGCCTGCACAGGCAATGCGGCATCGGCTTGCCGTCAGATTGATGTGCCTATGGGTACGTTCTGGAGGCATCTTGCTAAGGATGCATCTTTGCTGGAGAGATACGCGCGTGCCAAATCTCAGGGCATGGATGCTTTGGCCGAAGAGATATTTGACCTGTCTGACCGCAAAGTAGAAACTGATCTGGAATTGGCTCAGCGCCGCCTTCAGATTGATGCGCGTAAATGGACGCTCTCTAAGATCGCACCGAAGAAATACGGTGACCGCATGATCCACGCTGGCGACCAAGAAAACCCCATAGGTATCCAAGATGTCACAGGCGCAAGAGAAATCCTCGCCGGTAAATTCGGCGTGGCTGCTCAGCTTGCCGGAAGCGGAAAGAGCGGCCCGGATAGCGAGACTGACTGATGAACAAGCCGCGCAGCTCATCCACGACTGGAAATTCTGGGCAAGACCAGAACAGCTTATCCCCCCCGGTTTCTGGGCTGTATGGCTCGTGCTGGCTGGACGCGGCTTTGGCAAGACAAGAGTTGGAGCGGAAACGGTTCGCCAATGGATTAAAAAATTTAAATACGTCAACCTCATTGCGCCAACGTCGGACGATGCGCGAGATGTCATGGTTGAGGGAGAGTCAGGAATACTTGCAATCTGTCCAAAAGATGAGCGCCCTTACTATCGAACAAGCAAAAGCCGCCTCGAATGGCCTAATGGAGCGCGTTCGCTTATCCTCACAGCAGACGAACCGGACAGGATACGTGGTAAGCAGCATGAAAAAATATGGGCAGACGAAGTATGCGCCTGGCGATATATTGATGAGGCCTGGGATCAGGCGATGATGGGTTTGCGCCTGGGAAAGAATCCCCAGGCGGTGATCACTACGACGCCCAGGCCGCTGAAGTTGATCAAAGAGTTAATGAAGGGCGCAGAGGACGGAACGACGGTAGTGACGCGTGGCAGCACGTACGATAACAAGACGAATCTGTCTGACAAGTTTTTCTCCAAGGTCATCACGAAGTACGAAGGAACCAGGCTAGGCCGGCAAGAGTTGAATGCGGAGATACTGAACGACAATCCGCGCGCCTTGTTCAAGCTGGGCCTGATCGATGCAGCAAGAGTACAAGTCGTGCCGAATTTAACACGAGTCGTGGTCGGACTTGATCCAAACGTGAAAGACCGTGACCGGGCGATCCTGGCGAAGTCAAGCGACACATTGGATGAGGCAGGGATTGTGACTTGCGGCTCTGCTTACTGGCCGAACGGTGTACTTCACTTCTATGTGCTTGGTGACGATACGATAGACGGCGGCCCGAGCGAATGGGGCAGCAAAGCGGTGATAGCCTACAAGAAGCATCAGGCAGACCGGCTGATAGGTGAAGTGAACAACGGCGGCGATATGGTTGAATCAACTGTTCGCGCTATTGACCAGAATATAAGTTACAAAGCAGTCACGGCAACACGCGGCAAGGCGATCCGGGCAGAACCGATCTCCGCGCTGTATGAGCAAGGCAGAGTGCATCATGTGGGCAGCTTCCAGGCGCTTGAATCGGAAATGACGGACTTTGACCCGATCACGACGACGAAAAGCCCGAACAGGATGGATGCGCTGGTCTGGGCCTTGACTGAGCTGAGCGGCGATGACAGCACCGGTATGCTTGAGTATATGCGGCAGCAGGTGGCAGGATCACAAGCAGGTATGGCACCGAAGTACACGGAGCCGACGACGATTGAGGGATGGAACGGGCAACCGGTTTAAGGGGAATCGAAATGTCAGCACCAACACAAGCAACATTCACAGCGCCAGCTGGCGTTGGCAAAGTCCTCATAGATGGCGTGTTTTACCCTGTCGTCAATGGTTCTGTATCAATTCCGCTTACTCAGCAATCCGGCTTGCACGCCCTGATCGGTGCAGGTCATATCCCTTCAGGAGTGAAATAAAATGGCAAACGTAACATTGAATGTGCCTTCGGGCATCGGTAAGACTCTTGGCCTAGACGGCGTGTTCTATTCGACAGTGGCTGGTCAGGTGTCAATGCCTCCCGCTGCCGTGGCTCCCGGCCTGTTCGCTGCTGGCTATACATACTCGGCCGGCGCTACTGGAGCAGCAGGCACGACCGGCTCTACCGGCTCCCAAGGCGTTGTCGGTTCGACTGGCGGCGTCGGCGCGACCGGTGCGACAGGAACCACAGGCACCACAGGCTCTGCAACTGGCCCTACAGGCAACACCGGCAATACCGGCGCCACAGGTTCCACCGGCCCAACTGGCGCAACTGGTACTTAATCGGAGCATCGAGCCATGGCAAACTATGTATTTCAAGCGCCTTCTGGCCTCACCGGCGATGTTCTAGCCGCTGATGGCCTGCGCTACACAATAGCAGGTGGTCTGCTTTCGCTTCCTGCGAATGCAGTCACACCGACTCTCATTAATGCTCTAATCACTTCTGGCTGGAACTGGCAGGTAGGTGCAACCGGTGCTGCTGGCTCTGCCGGAGCTACTGGTGCGACTGGAACAACTGGCGGCACATCAGCGACCGGTTCGACTGGGCCCGCTGGCGCACAGGGAGCTCCTGGCGGCCCAACTGGCGGTACTGGCGGCACTGGTACAACCGGCTGGACTGGCCCTAACGGCCCACATAAATAATGAATACGCTGCCCACCAAAGAGGAATTGACCGCAGAACGCCTCAAAGCGCTTGAGACGGCCATGACCTCTTTGCTGGAAGCTATCACTATTACCGTCTCCAATGTGCGGACAATGGCCGAGCTTTGCGCAGACCAGAAAACGCGCATTGATATACTATCGGCGCAGCTTACTGCTTTAAACACATCATTCTGCGCGATGAGGAAAGACTAAGATGGCCAGTGACAAGAACAAGCCATATAGCTATCCGACTGCCGATATGACGGCGGCGTACTCGGCTTCGCTCAATTCTGTGCCGGGTGGCCGCATCACTACGCTTAACACTTCCCAGCTTGGCGCACCAACAGCACAGCAAGGCGGCGCACTGTCTCGCTTCCGTAACTGGCTGGGCATAAAGATCATTGGTGCAGATGCCGGGACAGCTCTGTTTCCACCGCAGCAGCCATTGCAGCCAGTAGCGCAGCGGCCCGAAGATTTCGCTGTTGGCCGCCCATGGGATTACCCGGTAGGCTATAACACCCGCGTTATCCCTCGTGATGGCACGATAAGCTTTGATACGCTGAAGAATCTGGCAGTAGGTTATGACGTGCTGGCGATCATCATCCAGCGCCTGAAAGACAAGATAGTCAGCGAAGAATGGACGATTGGCCCGAAGAATGAGAAGGGCGCGCGCGATGCTCAGATGGACGAGATACACGCGTTCCTTGAAATGCCAGACAAGAATCATACTTGGGACGAATGGCTGAAGATGCTGATTGACCAAGTTGTCATCTATGATGCGCCGGCCATCTGGTTGCAGCCAACACGCGGCGGCGACCTGTACGCTCTGGAAATCCTTGACGGTTCCAAGTTCACACCGAAGATCGGGCCGGATGGCCGTATTCCTTCCGCGTTCATGGGGCCCGGGTATCAGCAGGTATTGAAGGGTTTGCCTGCCGTGGACTATGTGAAGCCGTTGCCCAAGGGCGTGAAGGCTCCGCTTGATCCTGATGGCAACCCGATGCCTGAGCTACTGTACAAGCCAAAGAATCCCCGCGTGGATTCCGTCTATGGCTACTCGCCGGTAGAGCAGATCATCACGACTGTCAATATTGCTTTGCGCCGCGAAACGTTCCTGCTGACATACTATACAGACGGCTCGACGCCTGACCTGATCTTCGGCGTGCCTGACACATGGAATCCTACCCAGATCACGCAATTCAAAATGAACTGGGATTCGATGCTGGCCGGGAACCTTCAGAACCGCCGCGGAACGATGTTTGTACCTAGCGGCGTCAAGCCATTCGACGTGCGCGAGAAAGCGCTTACCGATGGCACAGATGAATGGCTCATCAAGATTTGCTGCTTTGCGCTGGGCCAGAACCCGATGCCATTCATCAAGCAGATGAACAAGGGCCAGGAAAAGACGCACCATGAAGAGGCCGGAAGCGAAGGTCTTGCCCCATGGATGGAATGGATTAAGAACTTGATGGACTACATCATAGCGCTGAAGTTTGGCCGTCCAGATGTCGTATTCCGCTGGAAAGAAGCTGAGTCCACAGACGAGCTCACCCGGGCGCAGATCGATCAGATCATGATTGCGAACAAAATCTACCATCCTGATGAAGTCAGGCAGGCACGCGGTGATAACCCTATGCCGCCAGAGATGCGCGGTCAGATGGATATGGCGACGTTCTCGAATACGCCGAATGCGACCATCCTGCCGCCAGATCAGCAGGCCGTCAAAGATGAGCAGTCATTGGCAATGCAAGCCGCGAAGCCTGCTCCAGTTGTCGCGCCTACAGCAGATGACAAGGCCAAAAAAGGTATGCGCGTTACGTTAGTCAAGAAGGCAGATGGCACCGTGGAGGCATTGATAAAATGAGCTACGCTGCGACCCAGACCGATACACAGCACTTCATCGAGATCATCGACTGGCTGAGCTATATTCCAGGCTTGCAGAAGCTGGATAAGGTGAGCCGTGCTTTGCCTGGCCTGCCACGCGATAGCAAGCATGTGAAGAAGGCGACGGCGGCCATGCACAAGGTGATGGCTGACTTCTTCAAGGATCAGGCACCAGTGATGGCCGCGCAAGTCATGAAGCGCATAGGAAAGGCTGAAGGCGATGATATCCACACTGCGACGGATGCCGCCGCTGTTGAAGCTGCACTTGATACTCTTGACTTTTCTGGCTGGACAGTGGTTGTCACGGACAATGAAGCCATCCTAGAGGAAATATTCAAGGATCAGGCCGCAGCCGCGCTCGCCCAGGTCGGCATTGATGTGGAAGCCAATAAAGAGGCCATGAACATCGTCAATGACAAGGCTCTACAATACGCACGCGACCGGGCCGCAGAGATGGTAGGTATGCGCCGCGATGAGTTGGGCAACCTGTATCCTAATCCGAATGCCAAGTACCAGATCACAGAAGCAACCCGCGAAATGATGCGAGGTGATGTTGAGACAGCGATTGATGAAGGCTGGACTACCAGCGATCTTGCCAAGGCACTCGCCGATAGCTACGGGTTCTCAGATGACCGCGCAACCGTGATCGCACGCACTGAAGTAAATTTCGCGCAGAACAAAGGCGCTCTCGATGGCTACAAGGCAAGCGGAGTCGTGCAGGGCAAGCTATGGCTGACTGCCGATGATGATCTTGTCGAGGAAGAGTGCGAAGCCAATGCCGATGCCGGTGTCCTTGGCCTTGATGAAGATTTCCCAAGCGGCGATGAAGCGCCGCCAGCTCACCCTAATTGCCGCTGTGCCGTCGCGCCAGTAGTAGATTTTGATATGCCCGATGCCGCTCCAGCGGCTTCAACTCAAACTGAGGAAGAATAACCATGGCCTTCAATTTATTCGCGCAGATTTTGAAAGTGGACGAAGCGCAGCGTCTAGTCATTGGCCGTGCAGTGCAGGAAGTTCCTGACCGCGCAGATGAGATTTTCGACTATGAAACCAGCAAGCCATATTTTGAGGCATGGTCAAAGTCCTATGCTGATCAGACAGATGGCGAATCAGTCGGCAATCTGCGCTCTATGCACGGAAAGACTGTGGCCGGTAAGCTGGTCAAGATCGAATTCAACGATGCTGACAAGGCCATTGATGTCCAGGCCAAGGTCGTTGATGACAACGAGTGGAACAAGGTACTGGAAGGTTGCTACACCGGATTTTCCATCGGTGGCAAATATGTCGGAAACGGCACGGCTGAGAAGGTCGATGGCCGCGACATCAAGCGCTACACTGCCGACCCTTCAGAACTGAGCCTCGTTGACGCGCCATGCATTCCGACTGCCAAGTTCTTCGATATCGTGAAAGCCGATGGCGCGACGCTGCAAAAGGCATTCGTTGAGCCAGCGCCGGCGGTCAAGACCGAAGCCGAACTGGTAGACGATCTGCTCGTGGTCATGAACGAAAAAGGCATTCCGATGTCTGAGCTGATCGAAATAGCCAAGCGTGAATTCTCTGCCAAGGAGCGCGAAGCCGCTGCAAAGTCAGGCGAAGCGTTGAAAGACGGCTCCTTTCCCATCAAAACTGTCTCTGATCTTGAAAATGCCGTCTCCGCCTACGGGCGTGCGAAGGATAAAGAAGCAGCTAAGGCTCATATAATCAAGCGTGCCAAGGCGCTGGGCGCAACTGACAAGCTCCCAGCAGATTGGGAGGGCAGCACAAAAAAAGAGAAGGCGGACAAGCCAGCCATGAAGAAAGGCATGTGGAATGTCCAAGACTTCGCCGCCTGCTTATCGTCCATAGCCTGCATTGCCCGGTCTGCTCAATGGGAGTTAGAAGGCGAAAATGACGGTTCGCCTGTGCCGATGGCATTGCGCAATTGGCTCGCTGATGGCGTGGCGATCTTCAAAGAGATGACCGAAGAAGAAACCAAGGAACTGATGCAAGAGCTGAAAGACGGCGCCGGCGTCGGGCCGGACGATGAAATCGAAATCGTGCTGGAAATGGCAGCAAAGCTTGGCTCGCTGCAAAAGCGCCTGGCTGATCCTGCTCTGTCCGCTGCTGATCTGCTGAAGATAGCAGGTGAGCATGGCGAAGAAGTCACAGCAGCGGCCCTGGCAGACATTCCAGCGCTCGCTAAGCGCATCATGACCAAAGCCAAGGAAGGCTACTCCGCGGCTGATATGGATCGTTTGCAGGCCATCCATGACCATATTGCCGACATGGGCGATTTCTGTGGAGATGACGACGAGGATGAAGATCACGAAAAGTCGCATAAGGCAGAGCTACAAAAGAACGCCGATCTGGTCAAGACTGTCGAAGAGTTGACCAAGCGCGTCAAGGAGCTGGAAGCGCAACCGATGCTCTCGCCAGTCGCTCTGGCCGCATTGAAAGGCAAGATTGTCAATGTGACCAAGGAGCAGGATTCTGCACAGGTCATTAAGCAAACGCCGGATTCGATTGATCCTGAAAGCCTGACACTGGATTATGAGCATGACGATCTGATCAGGGATTTTGACGGATCGGTAGACGTACGTATGAGCAAATACATCAAGGCACAAAAACTGCAACGCGAACAGGCCCGGTAATACCGGTTTCTAACAATTTCAATCTAACCGTAATATCAAAGAATCAAAGGGGATTTATCATGGAAAAGGTACACAGCAATACTCTGGAACTGTTCAAGGGTGCAGGTACGGCATTTAAAAAAGGCGTATCTCCTGAAGAGGCAATCATCTCGTTGCGTGAAAGCGTATCGAAGAAGCTTCCGATTGACGTTCTCAAGGGCTTCAATCAACCCGGCTCGGCTACTTCCGGCCTGGCACAATATGATCTGGAACAGGGCGCACGTCTGCTCTATCCAGTGACAACGATCTTCCGCAACATGATTCCGCGTATGACCGGCGGCACTGGTATCCAACCTAACTGGCGTTCTGTGACAGCGATCAACCCCGGCGCAATCCGGGCTGCGCTGTCTGAAGGCCATCGCGGTGCGTTCGTTTCGCAAACAGTCGTTGACAAGTTCGCTGCGTTCAAAACAGCCGGTCTTGACAACTATGTGACCGAACAGGCGTACTTGGCAGGCGTGACGTTTGAAGATCTGATGGCTCTGTCCACTACTATCACGCTGCAAAGCTTGATGGAGCAAGAGGAACAGATGGATATCGGCGCCAACAACTCCGTAGCGCTCGGCACAGGTGCAACACCAACCCAGGGCGCAGTCCTGAGCACTGGCGGCGGCTTGTCGAACGGCACAACCTACAGCGTTATCGTAGTGCCTCTGACATACTTCGGTATGCGCAACTCTGTGGCTCCTACTCAGACAGGCGTTGCACTGGCCGGCGGTTCCGTCGCTCTGCCATATACCCGCGTCAATGCTGACGGCTCTACCGACACAGTTACCGGCTTCACTGGTAATCAATCGGCGGCCTCTGCTGCAATCACATTGTCCGGCGGCGGCACCGCACAGACTCTGAACGCTGCAACTGCTGCCGTGAATGGCGCATTCGGTTATGCCTGGTTCATGGGTGCAACTGCCGGTACTGAGCGTTTGGTTGCGATCACTGGCTATCCTACAGCAGCGATTGTCAACACAAACAGCACAGGCCAACAGATCGGCGCAATACCTGCCGGCGACAATTCACAGTTCAGCTTGGACTATGACGGCTTGTTCTCGCAGATCACCGCTTCCGGCTCTGGCGCTTATGTCAAAGACTTGGGCGGCGCTGCATTGACTTCCACAGGTTCCGGCACTGGCGGTATCCAGGAAATCGACAACATGATTGCCGACCGTATTGCGAACTATCGTTTGGTTCCTACCGACATCTTTATGTCTCCGTATGACCATGCGAAGGCCGCAAACCTGATCCTGAACGGCAATACGAACCTGGCGCCGTTCGTCATGGGTGAAGCCAGCTCCAACGGCTTGGCCGCTGCTGCTCAGTTGAAGGTCTATAACAACCGTATCGGTTTTGGTACTCCGCAGTTGCAAGTTCATGCCCATCCGTTCATCCCGGCTGGCACCATGTTCTTCTACAGCCGTACCAATCCGTATCCGCTGTCGAACGTGCCTAACCTGTTGCGCAAGCTGTTGCGTCGTGATTACTGGGCTGTTGAATGGCCAGTCGTCACCAATCAGCGCACCATGGGCGTCTATTTCGATGGCGTGTTGCAAATGTACTTTGCGCCTGCCTTCGGTGTCATCACAGGCATGAAGAACTAAAGAGCATGTTGGGACTTCCTCGGGGCTTCGGCCTCGGGGTTTTTTAAAGGGATATCATGAACGCAGGCGATCTGACAACTCTCGATCATGTCAAGCAATGGATTGGCTTGACAGGGATTGCTATTGCCTCGATCAGTAACGCAAATCCAGCGGTGGTAACTCTGCAAACGGCACCACAAACGCCGTTGCTGAATCAAATGCAATACGAAATTCAAGGTGTCGAGGGCATGGCGCTTGTGCCGAATGCGCTCTATACCATAACAGTGACGAGCCCTACGACCTTCTCTATCCCGGTTAATACATCGGCTGACACTTCCTATACAGGCGGCGGCGTGGTAGGTGTTGATGACGTGCTGGTATCAAACCTAATCACCCGCGTCTCTACCTACATCCAGATGTGGCTACAGCGCACCATAGCAAGCGCCACTTATAACGAGATTCGTGATGGTCAGGGCAGCTACACAATGATGATGAAGAACTACCCGATCACGGCGGTTCACAGTGTCACGATAGATGGCATTGCCATCAGCCCACGTCCGCCGCTTGGCGCCGGTAGTAGCATTGTCTATACGTTCAACGGCGTACCGGCTGGGTGGGTGGCGTCTGACGTGATGGTGATGATGTCAGGTACACCGTTCCGCAAGGACTATCAGAATATCGTCATCAATTATGATGCCGGGTTCCTGAAGGTGGAAGCGCAGAATGTGCCATCATCAGGCCCGTTCAATCTCAGCACGCAGACAACATGGTCGGCAGGAGATCGAGGCGTGACTTATGCCGCCACTGGCGTAGCGCTGAAGAAGGTCACGACTGCACCATTTACCGGCCAGTACCAAGAGAATAACGGCTTCTACACGTTCGCCGTGGGCGATGCTGGCGCCGCGGTGAACATCAGCTATGCCTACGTGCCGATGGATATTGAACAAGCATGCATCGATACAATAGGGGACTTGTTCCGCTACCGTGACCGCATTGGCGAAGCATCGCAGGCAATCGCACAGCTCGGCACTACGGCATTCATCAATATTCAAATTCCTGTACGTGCGCGCGATATGTTGCAGCAGTACAAGAAAGTGGCTCCGGTGATGTGATGATTACTGGATACCTGATAGGCGACCGTCAACTGGTTGCGAAATTCCAAGCAGCAGGGCCAGCGATGAAGCTGGACTTAGATAAGACCGTTCAGAAGTTGGGCTTCGCGCTTCAATTACGCGTTCAGCGTGACTATCTGCGCGGCCCACGTCCTGGCCGTCTGGGTGTCGTTACAAGCCGTCTGATAACATCTATCACCCAGGGTGCAGCAGATAGCCGTAGCCGCTTTGAGTCAACCGCTACAACTGCATATTCTTATGTAGGAACCAACGTATCATATGGCGAGATGTGGGAAAATGGGTTCACTCGCAAGATAGGCGCCGGCGCGCGCGGCGGTAATTTCTCAGGGATGAGCGATGCTGCCAAGTCTCGCTATTTTTCCAAGCATCCGCCAGGACAGAAGGATATGCCGCCTCGTGCGTTCCTGGCCCCGGCGCTGGAAGACATGAAGCCGATCATCGTTGCTGAGCTAGAGAAATCATTGAATGAAGCCGCGAAAAAGGCCATGTCATGAATATCCATGCCACATTTTCTAAGGTCTGCATCCTGCCAGTAGGCCATCGCTGGCTACGGTCTAATGAGGTTGCGCGCAAGGGTGATAAGTTGCATGTACCCGGCTTCATGCCGTTGCCGGTGCGTTCTGTAGTATGCGTCAAGCCTGTTGGTAGCTCTCTGGTATCGCGCCGGTTGCATCGCGCAAAAAGGAAGATGCCGTTATGAGCACGAACCGTGAAACTGTATATGTGGCGCTTTTCAATCTGTTGCTGAGTTCGCTTAGCGTCAAACAGAAATTCGTCACTACTGGCCGATCCTTCGTTCCTGTTACAGATTTGACTCAGAACCAGTTTCCGGCGATGTACGTTATCCAGCATGGCGAGCAGTGGGTGAAGATGGGCAAGGGCATCCCGGCTAAACGTACCTTGCATTGCTCGCTGGTCTGCTATGGCTGGAGCGGCAAGGTTAATCAGGAATTCCCGGCTACGAAGCTGAATGCAATGATGGACGTTCTGGACACAGTAATCGAGACGCCTGGCAATCCGGCGAATGTGCAGAGTTTGGGCGGCCTGGTAGAGCACGTATATATCGAGGGTGAGATTCACATGACAGAAGGTTCGATAGGCACGAACCAGAATGTGTCAGTGATGGAAGTGCCCATCACAATGCTGCTGCCATGAACTTTGTAGACAGGCTAAAAAGCATAGGATGGCTTGACAGGGCCGCGATTGAAGCGTCAATCGGCTCCCTGATAGATTCGCGTGGGGCAGTACTGGTAATAAAAAAGGAGCGCACGGAGCGCGGTTACAACTATTCAATAAGCTTTACTCAATCAACTCCGGGCAAGCCGGGAAACTGAAAGGGAATTATCATGTTCACATTTGGCGCGGGGTTCTTAGTTGCAACCCCAAATTTGGATATCAACGGCGTGGCCGTAGCTAACCCTTCGCCGGTTCAATTCGGCACTTTGCAAGAGGTGTCGGTTGACGAATCTTTTGAAATGAAACCGCTCTATGGCGCTTTAAAATTCCCGGTTGCTGTTGGCCAGGGTAAAGGCAAAGTGTCCATCAAGGTCAAGGAAGCGAACATCAACGCTGAGCTGTGGAACTCGCTATTCTACGGCACTGCGCTGTTGGCGAACTACAAAGAGGCGTACAACGATCTGGCTGGCACATCAGTGCCAACTAGCCCAGGTAACATAACTCCGACCATCCACGGCACAGCTATCAAGGATTTGGGCGTTACCGATGTCAACGGCGTTCCGCTGGTTCGCGTTGCGACTGCTCCGACTTCCGGCCAATATACATTCGATAGCAATACCGGCGTGTATGGCTTCGATCCTGTGCATGATTTCAACAAGCAATATTTCATCAATTATGCCTATGCTGGCACTGCGTCGGCGGCCAAGAAAGAACTGGTGATCCCGAACCAGGCCATGGGTACTCAGCCTGTCATCAGCCTTGTCCTGCAAGAGAAATATCAGGGCAAGATGATGTATGTTGAATATCCAAACGTCATCTCTACGAACATGAGCCGCACATTCAAGAATGACGACTGGACTATCTACGACTTCACCCTGGAAGCGTTCGCAGATACCAGCAACAACATTTCCTATGTCTACCTCTATGAGTAATCAATATAAACCGCTGCCGGGGCTTATTCCCGGCACTCTGTTGAATCTGTCGGGTGTCAAGCTGGTCATGCCTCCTTTGAACCTCGATCAGATTCAGCAGTTTTCTGAATCGACGGCGAGTATCGGTAGCGGCAAATCCATGCAGGAAAACATGGAAATTGCTCTGCCGATCCTTCATGCAGCGATGACGCGCAACTATCCAGATATGACATTGGATGACTTGCGCGGCCTGCTGGATATCAGCAATTTCCAAGAGGCTTGCGCGGCTCTCTGGAAGAGTAGCGGCTACGTGATGGAAAAAGATGCAGCGGGAAAGTAAAAGCCGGGGCTCCGTTCGACTGGAGCGCGATGTATGCCAAGCTCGCCTGTGAAACCGGGTGGACTTGGGAATATATCGGGGAGCATATGACGCTACCCCGGCTATACGCTTTTGATAGATATTGGAAGCTGAAATACGGGGCAGCAGATGGAAAAGGAAGTTCAAGATCAAATAACAGTCAACCGAATGATTCTGCTGCGTCCAATGATGATTGGATCGGTAAGAAAATTTCCTCTATCGCTGATGAATCGCCGCATTGCATCCGTGATGCGCGCAAAATGAGGGTAGGACGATGACTGATCCAGTAGAAGTCAAACTAGGCGCGGATACTAAAGACCTCGACCAGGGGATGAAGTCCGCCGCCGATTCTGTAAAAAAATCGCTTGACGACATCCAGAAAAGTCTTGACCAGCTCAACGCGAAGCATGGAGACGCCGCCGCGCACTCAAAAACTCATAACGAGGGAATAATGCGCTCGTTCGCTGAGATGAAGGAGGGCATCGCTGGCAGTATAGAAGGCGTGGCCGGTTCCTTTGAGATGCTATTCAGTGTATTGGGCAAGCTCTCCGTTATGGTTGCCGGCGGTCTGATCGGCAAAGAAGCTATCGATGAAATGCTGAAGTTTGAGGAATCCGTCCGCAAACTTGAAATCACTTTCGGCATGACCGCAGAGAAGGCCGTAGAGACAAACACGGCTTTGGCGATGGCCGGCATATCCGCTGACACATACCAGCAGATGGCAACGAAGGTGGGCCGTGTTCTGAAAACGAACAGTGATGAGTTTGACCGGCTGAAGGTAGTGGTCAAAGATTCGACAGATGCATTCTTGCCGATGGATGAAATTCTGGCGAACATCTACAAGCGCATGCAGGATTTCAAGGCAGGCACCGATCAAGACCTGTTCGCTATGTCCACAGTGGGACGCGGCGCGGCCAGCTTCGCAAGCGATATGGAACGTCTGAGCAGGACGCAGGAGCGCGCGGCCCAGGTAATGAAGGATTTCGGGATTGAGATGAGCCCAGAACGCCAGGCCCAGATCGAAGAGTACCGAATCCAGATGAATACCTTCAAGTTGGTCATTGAAGAAATCAGCGTGAAGCTTGGCGAGGCTCTTTTGCCAGGGCTGATGAATCTTGCTGATTACCTGAATAATAATGGCCCGGCTGCTATTCACGCAATGGAAGAGGCTTTTTCTGGATTTGTTCTGGTGGCAGGCACAGTTACCGGCGCAATCAAGGAAATAATAAAAACATTAGCATTAATTAACGGCTCAAAAGGTGACTTAGACATAATCAAGACAGTCGTTGAGACCATAGGAACTATCGTCATAATGGTGGCTAGAATCATTAAGACTGTCGTGGAAGAAATGGCTTTTTTCCTTAAAGATATGGGCGCTCATGTGGCTCTGTTGGCATTAAAGCTAAACCCGTTTGCTGA